CCACACCCCCACCCAGTCCGACGACGAGGCACCCACCTGGGACGAACTCGCCGCAGTGAAGGGAGCCTGACCATGGCGAAGAACCAGCTCTACCCCGAAGCGAAGCACATCACCCTCACCGCCGACCAGGACTACACCAGCGGTAGCCCCGTCGCGATCGGCGCAGTCCGCGGTGTCGCGATCATCGACGCCCACGAAGGCGACCGCGTCACCATCTGGACGGACGGCTCCTGGAGCATCCCCGTCACCGGCGCCCTCACCGAGGGGCAGGTCGTCTACCTCAACGCCTCGGGTGCGCTCACCGCGACCGCGGGTGACACGGCGTGGGGTGTGTCCCTCGTCGTGAAGGCGACCGGCACCGGGCCCGCCGAGGTCAAGCCGTTCGGCTACGTCGCCCCCACCCCGGCATCCGCCGGCTGACCCGCCCACAAGCACAGAAGGAGAAACCCATGAACATCGATCTTCTGGCTGAGGCGGACTTCCGCACAGCCCCCAACCTCAAGGCGAAGATCCTCTCCGCCGCGAAGCTCTTCAACGAAGCGCAGAAGGGCAAGCATCTCGCCGTCGCCAGCTTCAAGGAGGCGATGACGACCAGCGACTTCCCCCTCCTGCTGAACAAGTCCTTCGAGGTGGAGGCGGTTCAGGCGCAGAAGGACGCCGTCAAGGAGTACGACGCGTTCGCGCTGGAGAAGAAGACGCCCGACTTCCGACCCAAGAAGCTCCGCGACCTGTACGGCAACACCGAGTTCGAGCCCGTGGCCGAGGGTGAAGAGTACAAGCACGACACCCTCGACGAGCTGGACTTCGAGTACAGCGTCAGCAAGTTCGGCAAGGCGTTCGGGTACACGTGGGAGCTCGACCTGTCCGGTGACCTCACCGACATGGCGGACTTCCCGAAGCGTCTCGGCAACGGTGCGGTGGAGCGTTCCAACCGCAACGTGTTCGAGACGTTCGTGTCGGAGACTGGCCCCCGTGCGGACTTCTTCTCCACGGTCGACACGAAGCCGCTGTCGCCGGACAACCTGCAGGCGGCCGTCCAGTCGTTCGCGCTGAAGGAGGACTGGCGTGGCGACCTCGTCGACACCAGCGGCCTCGTGCTGCTGGTTCCGCCGTCGCTGCAGATCGAAGCGAACCGCATCATCAATGCGGCAGAGCTGGAGCTGCAGGTGACGGAGGGGTCGAAGGTGACGAAGACGCGGATGCAGAACCCGTTCCGCGGCCTCGTCACCGTCGTCGTCGCGAAGTGGCTGACGAAGATCGACCGCTCCGCGACTCGCGGCACGACCTGGTACCTGCTGTCGTCCAAGTCGGGCGACCACCCGGCGGTCGTGCACGCTCAGCTGCTGGGCCACGAGAACGTCGACATCCGGGTCAAGCGTGACCAGGGTGAGCGTCCCGGTGGCGGGTCGATCCCGGTCACGGAGGGGTCGTTCAACGACGACACCATCTGGTTCCGGGGTCGTTCCGTGGACGGTGCCGCGAAGGCGTACCGGGATCTCGATTCCGGTCACGCGCTGGTGGCGTACGCGTCCAAGGGCGCCTGAGGCTGAGGGGAGGAGGCGCAGATGGCTGAGATCATCGACTACACGACTGAGGTTGGCCAGATGCGCCTCCTCCTCGCAGACACCGACCCCAACAGCCTCGTCCTGACGGATGAGCAGGTGGAGGGGTACCTCGCGATCGAGCGCCACAACCTCAAGCGTGCCGCGGCGGCGGCGCTGGATGCGATCGCTTCGTCTGAGGCGCTCGTGTCGAAGGTCATCACAACGCAGGACCGTTCCACGGATGGGGCGAAGGTCGCGGATGCTCTGCGGAAGCACGCCGCCGCACTCCGAGCCCGTGCCGATGCGGAGGAAGGGGTGGAGGAGGAGTCGTTCTTCCTCCTCACCGAACCTCTCATCCCGGCGAAGGTGGAGGGTGAGGAATGGCGCCGCTGAGCACCACCCGCATCATGCCGGACAACTGGTCGGAGCATCATCGGCCGGCGGCGGAGGGATTCCTCACCGGCCTGTGCGACGCACGCAGGGCAGACCGTCCGGGCGGACCTACCGGCATCATCTACGGCACACCCGTATGGGCCGCGAAGCCGTGCTCCGCGCAGTTCCTGTCCCAGTCGACCCGGCCTGTCGTCGTCGTGGATACGACTGAGGTGGAAGTCACCCACCGAGTGAGCGTGCCGATCCACCTCACCGATGTCGGGTACGGCGACCTCATCACGATCACCGCGAACCCCGACGACCCCCGACTGACCGGGACGATCCTGACGGTCGTGCTGGTGGAGTCCGGGACGACGAACTGGACCCGCGACCTCGCGTGTGTCGAAGCGAACCGGAGGGCGTGATGGGTGCAGACGCTTCCGAGCTGCGGGCGTTCGCGGCTGACCTCCGCAAGACGTCCGGTAGGGCGCAGAACATGGCCCGGCAGGCGGTTGCGAAGACCGCAGCGGACATCACCGCTGACGCGAAGGTGTTCGCCCCTGTGCGGACGGGGAATCTGCGGGCGAGCATCGGCCACGACATCACCACCGACAGTACGGGTGTGGAGGCGGAGATCGGCCCCACCGCCAGCTACGCCGGGTATCTCGAGTGGGGGACTAGCCGCATGGCACCCAAACCGTTCCTCGGCCCCGCCTTCGACCGACGTGTTCCCACGTTTGAGAAGACGATGGGGATGCTCCTCGACGGGACGATCACATGACCACCGAGGAACTCATCACCCACCTCACCAACCGTCTCGCACTCACGGGCGCTCTCTTGCACGACGGGCACGTCGATGACGACCTGCCGACGTTCCCAGGGTCGACGATCATCCGCCCCTACATCGTCATCTGGACGATGCCCACCAGAGAGGGTGCGGAGCAGGACCTCGCCTACACGCACCAGGACTCCCGATCAGACCTCACCATCACGGTCGCAGCAGCATCCGTAGAGACGGTCCGGCACCACGCACAGCAGACGATCGGGCTCCTCAACCGGCAGACCCTTCCCGGTGGTGGGGAACTCAGACATTCGGACCCGCATGTGCCCATCCAGTGGGACACGACGATCACACCAGGCCGGTTCTACCAGCCCCTCAGTTTCATGCTCATGCAACCGTAACCAGCCCCCCGCCTGGCCCTCACCGATCCGGTGGGGGCCTTCCGCATTCACGAAGGGAAACCCATGGCCGACAAGATCCCGGCGAAGGACTTCGTCCTCGTCATCGACACCCGCACCCAGAAGAAGTCCCGCGTCCCCGCGCACTTCCTCAACCTCTTCCCCTACCTCAAGCCCGCCCACGAACGGCCGGCACCGATCAAGCCTGTGGCAGAACCCAAGGCCCCCACGGCCATCACCAAGAAGGAGAGCTGAACCATGCCTCGCTCACTCGCTGAGGGCCGTACCAAGCTGGCCCTGTTCCCCACCAAGCCCGCCAACCTCAACGCTCTCACCGCGGCAGAGCTGAACGCGGCTCTCGACGCGTCCTGCCGCATCATGGGGTCCGACTACAGCGTCGGCGCGGCGGCATCTGAGACAGTCGACGAGCGCGCACTCTGCACCGACAGCAATGCGCAGGCGCTAGGCGTCTCGAACTATACGTTCGAGATCACGTCGTTCCGCTACTTCACCGCCGACGGAGCCGCCGAAGAGGCGACCACCGGTGGAGATGACCCGGATGACGTCGGCGATTCCGTCTACCAGACGCTCAAGACGAAGGGCACGACGATCTGGGCTGCGGAGCGGTTCACGTCGAAGAAGTCCCGCGAGGACTGGGAGGAAGGCGACGAGTACTCCTGGTTCGAGGTCCTCCTCGACAACCCGCAGGCGTCGGAGCGCACCGGCTACATCAAGGCCCGCCACGTCGGCCTGGTGCAGGATGCCGGCCTGGACCTGAAGGTCGCGACTGCCTGACCCCTCAAGCCCCTCCCTCCCCACCTTTTCCATGCCACGGGCGGTGGGGAGGGAGGCTCAACCCTGCCCGTGGCCACACCCATTCTTGAAGGAGAAGTCCCGTGGCTGAGTTCAACGTCGACGACTTCGTGAGCGGCTTTCGCGCCGCAACAGCGAAGGTCACCATCTTCCAGCGCCCCGATCTCGCAGGCGAGATCAACCACCTCGACCGGCAGATCATGCTCCTCGAGTCCGACCGCGAAGAGGACGCGCCCCTGGGAGAGTCCGACGGTGCGGACGATCTCCGTGAGCAGCGGGACATGCTGACTCGTGAGCTGGAGGAGTCCGCACACACGTTCGTCCTGCAGGCACTGGGCCGTGAGCGTGTGGATGCGATCACGGAGGAAGCCAGGAAGGCATCCAAGGACCGTGCTGATGAGGCGGCGAAGAAGGCGCGTGCGTGGGCGAAGGAACAGCTTACCCGCGACGAGGAGAAGGACACGCAGACGATCAAGGACGCCATGCGCCAGGCCTCCCAGGCCGCGGCGCGGGCGATCATCTTCCACGAGGAGGGCCTCCACGTCCTCGCCGCGGCTCTCATCGACCCGGTGCTCACCGTTGACCAGATGCGCCGCATCAGCGAGGTCATGGGTGAGGGGCAGGTGCAGAAGCTGCAGTCCGCGTTCTACGAACTGACGTCGCGGGATCCGGAGGCGTCCATCCCAAAATCGTCAAGGAGTGGAACGAAGGACGAGGAGACCAGTCTCTGACTGAGGCCCGCACAGCCCGACAGTGGGGTGTCTCGCTGTCGGTGCTGCGCGGGGAGAAGAAACCTCAGTCGAAGTGGACGTTCAAGGACCGCATCATCGCGATGGCCTTGACGGTGTACGAGCAGGGCATCTGCAAGGGATGCGGGCAGCCCCTCGCTCACACGACGGGGGATGACCCGCACAGCTACGAGGTGGAACTCCTCGAGTGCTCTGGGTGCAAGGAGCTGGAGGAGTTCGAGGGCAAGCCCGGTGCGGGCCAGCGCCCCTACCTCGTCCCCGAAGGCTGACTCACTCGGTCACGGTCGCAGTCACCCGTGCGTCGTCATCGCTGTCAATGAACCCGGTGCAGCTCCACGTGAATGATGACGGACCGCCGAAGCTGTTCGTGGCGGTCCCGGTGCCTTCAACCTTCCACGTGTTCCCGTCGCGATCCCCAGCCACCACACCGGTGTCTGTCAATGACGCGGAGGACGGGTCCTTGAGCTGCTGCTTCACAGCCGTGTAGCAGGCAGTCCCGACCTCCTCGGCCTCCTGCTCTTCACTCATCGGCGTCACTGAACCCCAGATCAGCAGGATCACGAAGAGCGCCACCAGCGTGAGCGGCGCCCAGATGCACCCGAGCTTGAGACACGAGTCGAATCCATCGTTCGCATTGTCTGACTTCTCGGGCTCTGCGTTATTGCTCGCGGGCGGGATCTTCTTGCTGCTGAATCGGCTACTCCGCCACTTCCTAGACAACGACTTCTCACCAGCCGTGTCTAGCCATTCCCGTTTTCTCTCCATACCCGAATAGTCCCATAGGAGGTCGTGTTGGAAACTCGCAGCCTCAAGGCCGTTCTCCGTGCAGAGGTCAATCACTTCAAGGCCGACATGGCCGCAGCGGGGAAGGCGGCAGAGGACGCTGCGAAGAAGACCGAAACGTCCTGGGACAAGTCGACATCCCGACTCGGCACTCTGACGAAGCAGGCCACCCAGTACAGCAGTGAGATGACCCAGGTCGGCACCGCCGTTGCAGGGTTCGGCGCGATCGTCGTCGGAGGGCTGGGCCTTGCAACGAAGGCCGCAGTGTCCTGGGAATCCGCATGGGCGGGCGTCCTCAAGACCGTCGACGGCACACCCCATCAGCTCGCGAAGATCGAGCAGGGCCTGCGGGACCTCGCCAAGACCCTTCCCGCCTCGCATGAAGAGATCGCCGCCGTCGCTGAGGCCGCAGGCCAGCTAGGCATCCAGACGGACAACGTCGTGTCGTTCACGAAGACCATGATCGACATGGGAGAGGCCACGAACCTCTCCGCTGAAGAGGCCGCCACCAGTCTCGCCCGGTTCATGAACATCATGGGTACGGGGCAGAAGGACGTCGGCAAGCTTGGCGCCGCAGTCGTCGGGCTGGGCAACAACTTCGCGACGACAGAGGCTGAGATCGTCGAGATGTCCATGCGCATCGCCGGTGCAGGACGGCAGGCCGGGATGTCCGAGGGTGACGTCCTCGGCTTCGCGACCGCACTCTCCTCGGTGGGTATCGAGGCGGAGGCCGGCGGTACCGCCATCTCGCAGGTGATGAAGCGGATGGGCAACGCCGTCGCTGACGGTGGCGACTCCATCAACGAGTACGCCCGCATCGCCGGAATGTCTGCGAAGGACTTCGCTGACGCTTGGGGCGATGACTCTGCGGGCACGATGGCCCGGTTCATCGCTGGGCTGCAGGGTGCGCAGGCGAACGGTGAGAACGTCAACGCGACGCTCTCCGATCTCGGCATCACGGGTATCCGCGAGTCGGATGCTCTGCTGCGTCTGTCGTCCGCGAACGACGTCCTCGTGTCGTCGCTCAAGATGGGCAATGACGAGTACGAGCGCGGCACTGCCCTCGCGGAGGAGGCAGCGAAGCGGTACGAGACGGCTGAGTCGCGGATACGCATGGCGGGCAATGCACTCAAGGACGCCGGTATCGAGATCGGCGCGACGTTCCTGCCGATGCTCGCGAACGCCGCAGATGCCGTCGTCTCGCTGACCGAGGCTGTCGATCGAGTCCCTGCCCCGGTTGTGAAGGTCGGAGCTGCACTCGCTGGGGTTGCGGGGACTGCCGCTCTCCTGGCTGGCGGAGCGCTCATTCTGATCCCGCGGCTGGCGGAGACCGTGACCGCTGTGACGACTCTGCGCACTGCGGCCGCTAACTCCACGGGCGTCCTGGGGAAGCTCAACGGCTCACTGGGTCGCCTCCGTGGGATCGCGACGACCGCCGCAGTCGGACTCACTGCAGTCGCGTTGGCAAGTCAGCCCCTCTCCGAGTGGGGAAACAAGGCCGTCGCCGCGACGGGCGCGCAGGCGGACGCGCTGCAGCTGCTGTCCGGGCAGATCGCGGCCAGCAAGATCGACATCTCGACGTTGAACGAGGCGTTCACCGATCTCGTCGCCACCAAGGGCGATCTTGGCGAGTTCGGCAATGCCGTCAACGAGGTCATCAACCCGAACGTGTGGGGCGTCATGGATGACGTGGTGACGGACGTGACCCGGGTCGTGTCCCTCGGCATGGTGGACATGCAGTCGAGCACCGAGCAGGCAAGGGAGCGGTTCTCCGCACTGGGCGAACAGCTTGCCCTCCTGCAGTCGACTGATGCCCCGGCGGCGCGTGCGTCATTCGAGCAGATGGTCGCGGCGACCGACGGAACTGCGGAGTCGGTGTCGAACCTTATCGACCTCATGCCGCCGTACAAGGACCAGCTGATCCAGCAGGCTCAGACTCTTGGGCTGACGACGGACAACGCGACGCTGGCGAAGATCGCGCTCGGAGAGATCCAGCCCCCGGATGCGGGCGTGCAGGGCGGCATTGAGGGCATCGGTGACGCTGCCGCTGAGGCCGGCCAGTCCCTCACGGACATGCTCGATGGGCTCCTCGCCCTGGGACTAGCGACGCTGTCCGAGCGTGACGCGCTCCGTGGCTACGAGGAAGCCGTTCGTGGGATCTCGGAGTCCATCAAGGAGAACGGCACCTCGATGGACATCACCACCGAGAAGGGATCCGCGAACCAGGCCGCGTTCGACGCGATCGCGGACGCTGGCATGCGCGCCGCGCAGTCGATGGCGGAGAACAATGCGTCGCAGAAGGAGGTACAGGGGCAGCTCCAGACAACATACGACGACCTGGTCACCGCGGCGGGGCAGTTCGGCAAGACGGGCGATGAGGCCGACAAGCTGGCCCGCGAGGTCCTGGGCATCCCTGATGGTGTGGACATCAAGACGTGGATGTCCGACTCGGCTGAGACGCAGGCGAAGAACACCGCCGATGCGGTGAACAAGATCCCGACGAGCGTCACGGTCAAGGTCGACATGGTGACCGACTCCAAGGTGACCAACATGCACTCCGAGTTGCTGAACCCAAACCGGTCCAGCAACTCGGGACCCCTGTATCGTCCGTCGCCAGGCCAGCCAGGCCCATGGAAGCCTCGCGCTGCGGGCGGTATCGACTACTTCGCAGCTGGCGGGTTCATGGACCCCATCGCGCAGATGGTGCCCCCGAACACTTGGCGCGTCGTCGGTGACCGTTCAGATGTGCCGGAGGCGTTCATCCCGCTGGACGGTTCGGCGCGATCGCGGCAGATCCTGCTGGAGACGATGCGCCGCATGCCCGGCATTGACTTCATGGCGCAGGGCGGTGTCTCCTCGGCACGGCGTCGACTGTCGGACGCGGAACGCGATCTCGAGCGGATCCAGAAGCGCGGGCAGACGACGACGGCGGAGGACCGCCGGCGTGAGGCCGCCCAGAAGCGTGTCGAGCAGGCGCGTGAGGCTGTGCGGCGTGCTGAGGAGCGCCAGCGTGAGGCTGATCGCAGGGCGGAGGAAGAGCGGGCCCGCCGTGAGCGTGTGGCGGGTCTGCGTACCGATCTCCGTACGGATGTGCGGCGGGGGAGCATCCGTGACCAGGTGACCGGGTCGCTCAGCGGCGGGTACTCCGCGGTCGATCGGCTGTTCGGTCTGGGTAAGAACGAGGACCTGTCGAAGAGTGCTCGCAATGTGGCGACGACGCGTGCCCGGAAGTTCGAGTCTGATCTGAAGCGCCTCTACTCGCAGGCAGAGCGAGTCGAAGAGAAGCTGAAGACGGCACAGGACAAGGCGAAGGAACTCGAGGGCATCCAGTCGTCCGTCGCGAGCTCCATCACCAGCAAGGCCTTCGACCTCGACGTCACCTCCCAGTGGTCTCAGAACGCCCGCGGTGTGTGGACCCAGACCAGTGGCGTGTCCGGTGTGCGCACGAACGCCGCCGCAGCCGCCGCGCGGGCAAAGGCCCTCATGCAGAAGCTCGGACAGCTGCAGAAGATGGGGTACTCCGGCGCGATCCTGCATGAGGTCGCGCAAGCCGGGTCGATCGAGGCGTCCATCGAGATGGCGGACGCCCTCCTCGCAGGCACCGGCGCCGACGTGAAGTCGATCAACGCGTCCTACGCGAGCATCGAGAAGTACGCGGCCCAGGCCGGCAAGTACGTCACCGGCGGGTTCTACAAGGGTGGCGTCGACGCCGCGCAGGGTGTCGTGAAGGGGCTCGAGTCCCAGCAGGCGAACATCGAGAAGCAGATCGCCGCTCTGGCCAAGGGCATGGAGGCCGTGTTCAAGCAGGTGCTTGGCATCCGCTCACCGTCTCGGGTGATGGCGGAGTTGGGTGTGTTCACGGCTGAGGGGCTGGCGCAGGGCATGCTGTCGGGCCAGTCAATGGTCGCGGACGCCGCGTCCACCTTGGCCGGTTTCGCTGTCCCGAACCTCCGCTACGACATCGACATGTCCGCGAACCCCGTGGTGGATGCGGACGCGATGGCTGCGGGTGCGGCGATGCAGGACATGTCCGCGATCACGCTCGCGTCGATGATGGAGATGCGTACTGCGGTGTCGGATGGGTGGGCGTCGATGCTCACCGACACGTCCGCGAAGCAGTTCTCGATGCGGGACATCACAGCCCAGCAGCAGGAGCAGATGCGGGCGGTCGTCCTCGGCAAGCAGACGGAGTCCCGCACGGCTGTGGCTACACAGCAGGAAGCCATGCGGGCTGTCATGGCGGACAAGCAGACGCAGATGCGTGACCGCAACCGGGCTGAGTTCGAGTCGATGCGTGTGACGACGGGCGAGAAGCTCACCTCCATGCGGTCCGCGTCGAACACGACGATGACCGGGCTGAGTGGCGACTACTCCGGTCACATGGGCGTGCTGAAGGAGCACAACCGGTCGGCGCATTCGATCATGGAGGACACGTCGAACGAGGCGTTCCGTGGCATCCGGTCGGGCATGAACACGCAGATGCGTGAGGCTCGGCCGGAGCTGGGCGGGAAGATGAACTCCCTCATCGACGTCCTCGCCAAGTTCACGTCGAGCGTGAACAAGGCGTTCGGTGACGTCGGGGTCGATCTGTCGTCGCCGCAGAAGCTCTCGTTCTACACGGGTGGCGTCATGCCCGGATACACGCCGGGTCGGGACGTGCACTCCTTCTACAGCCCGACCGCCGGCTCGCTGTACCTCAGCGGTGGCGAGGCCATCATGAGGCCGGAGTTCACCCGCGCAGTCGGTGGGGAACGGGGCGTGAAGGAGCTGAACGATGCTGCGCGTCGCGGGGATCATGAGCACCTGGATCTCGCCATGCACTTCGCTGACGGTGGCGTCATGCCGTCTTCCGCGCCCAGGCGGGGCGTGAACGCGTTCGCAGACTCCGGTGTGTGGCGTGGCCTGTGGTCGATCGTGAAGGGCGCATTCCCGCAGTCGCGACTCACGTCTGCCTACCGTGGCGGGTCCCGCACAGCGTCCGGCAACTCCTCCTACCACTCGCGTGGCATGGCCGTGGATCTCGCCGGACGATATTCGATGGATACGTCCACGATGGGGCAGATCGCCAGCTGGCTGATCGGGAACTACGGCAACAGCAACGAGATCATCTACTCCCCGCTGAACGGGCGGCAGATCAAGAACGGCCGCAACTACATGTACACGGGCGCGGTCCGGTCCATGCACTACAACCACGTGCACTGGGCGAACAGGAACGTTCCGGGTGGTGCGACGGGTGGTCCTGCAGGTGCGTGGGATGGGGATGTGTTCATCCCGCACCCGTTCCTCGATCGTGCTGGCGTGTCCGCTGGTGGGGATCTCGAGAAGGCGTACGAGCGGGCTGCTCGCAAGCAGGTTAGCTCGATCATCAACAAGCACACCGGCCAGCTCAGCGGGGGCGGATTCTCCCGGCAGCTCGGCACGGGCATCATGAACGCGACCCGTGACGGCCTCATCAAGAAGGCCACCGATTACGGGAAGTTGATGGGTGACGGGGGCATCCCCGGTGCCGCGAACGGGCCTGTGAAGCAGATGGCTCGCGAAGTCCTGGAGAAGATGGGGTGGGGCGACCAGTGGTCGGATCTCGACTGGCTGGTCACGAAGGAGTCGGGGTGGAACCCGAACGCCCAGAACCCCACCAGCACCGCCTACGGCCTGTTCCAGTTCCTCAACAGCACGTGGGGCTCGGTCGGTGCGACCAAGACGTCAGATCCGCTGAAGCAGATCCAGGCGGGCCTGAAGTACATCCAGCAGCGCTACGGCGACGTCAGGGGTGCACGCAGGTTCTGGGAGCGCAACAACTGGTACAAGGACGGCACCAAGAACGCGAAGTCCGGGTGGGCTGTCGTCGGGGAGGAAGGCCCCGAGCTGGTCAACCTCGGTGGGGGAGAGCGGATCGAATCGAACCGCAACACCCGCGCCGCCCTCGCCGCGAACCGCACTTTCCTGCCCGCCCAGTCACAGCAGATCGACTTCGACAAGCTCGGGCACGCGATCGCGAAGGCACTCCCGAACCAGGACATCGCCGCCGCACTCAACGGGGCGCAGATGACCCTGAACGTCGACGGGAAGGCGATGACTGGGTTCGTGCACACAGCGGTCGCGTCGGGCTATTCCGAGTCGAAGTCTCGCCTGTCCAAGTCCTCATCGAAGGTAGGTGCCCGCTGATGCTTGGCAACGGACAGTTCGACATCGCCGGATACCGGTTCGGGTGCGACACCCCCACGAAGGTCCTCACGCTGCAGACGGGCGGACTGTCATGGCGGGTCCAGGACCAGGAGAACCCTGTCGGTGATGGGGTGTGGTTCGGATCGTCACCGGCAACACCCCCAGTGAGGCGCGGCAGGAGTTGGGCAGGTTCGCGAGGGCCTGGCACTCGTTCAAGCGGGACACTCCGGGCGCCGTGACCGCTCTTCGGTATGGGCTGCATGGGGAAGAGCGCGTCGTATACGGCCGGCCTCGGGACTTCACGTTCGATGAGACGACCCTCTACTCGCAGCCGCGAACCCGCGGGACTGTCCTGTTCGAGCGCGCCAGCCACTTGTTCTACGGGCCCGCCCGTGAGCTGCCGCTGACGATCACTCCCGGCCAGGCCGGAGGGCTCGTCTACCCGATCGTCTTCCCGTGGGGGACGGTGCAGGGCGGCGTCCGGCAGGGCGTGATCGAAGACGGTGGCGGCACGGTCGCGACGGACGACGTCGAGCTGACGATCCGCGGGCCGATCGCCCGCCCCGTCGTGTCCGGCCCCGGCTGGTCGATCTCCCTGGACTTGTCGCTGGCGTGGGATCAGGCGGTCACGATCAGCGCTCGCCGCAGGACGGCGCTGCGCGAGAACGGTGGCTCTGTGGCTGGGCGTCTGTCGCGGCGCACGCGCCTGTCGGACATCCGGATCCCGCCGGGCCCGTCGGAGATCAAGTTCGCGGGTGAGGACACCACTGGCACATCACAGCTGCTCGTCTCCTGGCGACCGGCGTACGAAAGCATCTGAGGAGAGACGTCATGGCATTGCAGGGAGTTC